GCCTAGTGCTTGCGATCATTGTGGATCGCATGACCAACAGGTCCGGTAAGTGAGCCTGATCCTCGGTCGTCTCCCCGAAGACGACGACGAGTTATGGCACTACCTCCGTGTCGTGTGGGGCATGACGATCCCCCGAGTTGCCGTCTGTCCGCACCATCAGGCTCCGTTCGACGCTCTGGCTAACGCCTATTTCGCTCGGTCCCCGATCTCGGTCTGGAAGGCATCCCGAGGATTCGGTGGAAAGTCGACCCTTATGGGAACCCTCTGCGCCATCGAAGCCGCCACCCTCGGGGCACAGATCACGGTGCTCGGTGGCTCGGCCTCTCAGTCCCAGCGAGTTCATGAAGTGACGCAGGAGCGGTGGTACTACGAACGTGCTCCGTCCGATCTTGTCGACGGCGACCCGACCAAGTACATGACCCGCCTCAAGAACGGCGCATGGATTCTCGCCCTCATGGCATCGCAGAAGTCCGTCCGTGGTCCGCACCCCCAGCGGCTCCGCATGGACGAGGTGGACGAGATGGAGTTGGACATCTTTGAGTCGGCTCAGGGCCAGCCGATGAATGGTCGTGGGCTACAGGCTCAAACTGTCGTCTCATCGACCCACCAGTATCCCGACGGAACGATGACCGAGTTGCTCAAGCGAGCGAACGAGAAGGACTGGCCCGTCTTCCAGTGGTGCTGGCGTGAATCCGTTGGCACGCCCGACAACCCCGGCTGGCTTTCGATGGAAGAAGTCGAACGCAAGAGGATGGAAGTCAGCCAGCGTATGTTCGACGTTGAGTACGACCTACAGGAGCCGTCGTTCGATGGGCGTGCAATCGACACCGCCTACGTCGAAGCCATGTTCGACCCCGACCTCGGCATCTTCAAGGGAGAGGTGGACGAGCGAGTCTGCATCGAACCTGCCGTCGAAGGTGCCTCGTATGTCACGGGTGTCGACTGGGCGAAGGAGCAGGACTACACGATCATCCGCACCTTCCGCACCGACGTGAACCCTTGGGTTGAAGTCCTCTTCATCCGTACCGGTCGCAAGCCGTGGCCTCACATGGTCCGTGACCTTGACCGAGTGATGGAGGAATACGGCGGATTGTGTGCCCACGATGCCACCGGAATCGGCAACGTCGTGAACGACCTCATTGAGTACGAGCGCAACAGTATCCGCCCCATCGTTCTTCGTGGGCGGGAGCGTGAGACGGTCTTCACGGAGTACATCGCCGGTATTGAGCAGAACGGCATCAGGTCGCCCCGAGTTGAGTTCTGCTACAACGAGCACAAGTTCGTCACTCAGGCCGACCTTTATGGCGGCGGCCACCCTCCCGATTCCTTCATTGCTGGCGCACTAGCGTGGTCTATGCGTCGTCGTGTAAGCAAGATAAACGTCAGACCGGGCAGTATCACACGCAAGAACAGCCCTTGGCAGTTAGGAGATGGCAGTGGGCATCTTTCAAGAAGCGATAGATAGCGAACCTTCGCACCGACCGAACAGTAAGAAGCGAGCGGTCTACCTCGCTCTTCGGGAACGTGCGGATGGATCGCTTGAAGAGTTTGAGGCAGTTATGGCGGCAGGCGAAGTCTCGTCAGCGGCAGTCGCTCGGGCCATCAAGGCGACCACTGGGATCGAAGTCAGTGAGAGCCTCGTCCTCAGATGGAGGAACAAAGAGTGGCCGAGTTCCTGAACAACCTCCCGCCCGATTCAAGTGCGACCCGTGAGGCGCTTGGCGAGATTGCCAAGATGCTGGAGCGGAACGACATCGACATTGATGAGATCGGACGAGTTCGGCGGGTGTCCGTCTATCAGACAGTCACGAAGGACGAAGACGGCGAGGCTCAGACTCACGACCTCTTCGGCATCCAGATCGACCCTCGGTGGGCCGAGGGACCGGAGTGGCCAGTGGTGCAACAAGGGCCGCCGATCAAGGTCAGTTTGCCCAAGTCCTCTAAGAAGCCCTCAGGCTGGCCCTGTGCCGTGATCCTCCCCGACATACAGATCGGGTACTTTCGTCGCTTAGACGACGATCTAGAGGCCATACACGACGAATCTGCGGTATCCGTTGCACTACAGATCATCAAGGATGCCAAGCCCACGAAGATCATCATGGTGGGCGACAATCTGGACTTCTGCGAGTTCGGCAAGTACCGGCACACCGATGCCTTCGCCCGCACCACGCAGGCAAGCATCGACCGAGCCACCCTGCTCTGTGCCCAACTTCGACAGATCGCCCCCGAGGCCGAGATTGTCTGGATCGCTGGCAACCACGAAGAGCGTCTGCCGAACATGCTCTTGGACAACGCTCGGGCCGCCTTCGGTCTGCGCCGAGGGAACACGCCCGAGTCGTGGCCGGTCATGTCGGTGCCCTACCTCTGTCGGATGGACGAGTTCAATATCGACTATCTCACTGGCTACCCCGCCGCTCGGTATTGGCTGACCCCACGGCTCCGAGTGATCCACGGCACCAAGGTGGCGAGCAACGGATCGACGGCTCACAAATATTTGGGCACGGAGAAAACTTCCGTGATCTACGGCCACATCCATCGACGTGAGTGGGCCGAGCGAACCCGAGAGGACTGGGATGGTGCGAAGACCATCCTCGCCGCCTCCCCCGGTTGCCTCGCCCGAACCGATGGCGCAGTTCCCTCCACCAAGGGTGCGACCGATCTTGATGGTCGACCGCTCCCTGTCGTTGAAGACTGGCAACAAGGGCTGGCGGTCATCCCCTACGACGAAGAGTCGGGGGAGTTCGTCTACGAGCAAGTTCCGATCCGTGACGGGTGGGCGATGTGGCGTGGCAAGGAGTATGCCAGTGAGTCCTGATGTCCTTGCGCCGATCTCGGTCATCATGGTCTTCGGGGATGACATGCGAGAGGTCGACTTCGTTCGCAACCCCTACCAACCCGAACGCCTAACTGCCTCGGGACTCTTCGCCGCTCGGATCGGCAAGGGTGCCAAGATGCACCGGACCAGTGGCAGGGCCACGCTCTACGAGACGATGGAGTCGGCGCTCCAAGAGTGCAACCTCGAAACGACGATCTTCTATCTCATCCCCGAGGGGTGCCTCGCCTTCCATCGTTCGACCAAGTTGAGGAATCGACCGGCTCTGATCGTCGGTTGGGCATCCAACTACCGAGGCACCGATCTCGGCTCTAAACAGAGGTATCACGGGCGCATCGACTGATCTCTCCGATTCGCATAGGTTGACCAATGTGCTACAATGGTGTTGTCAGCCAATCGAAAGGAGAAAGAATGGCACGGCGCAGGAGCAAGGCTCCCAACCCCACCGAGGGCTTCGACCGCTTCATCAAGTTGAAGAACGGTCGCACGCTCACCGAGGGTGATGAGTTCACCGTCATCCCCGAGGTGCGCTACCGAGGCCACTGGGGAACCGGTCGCTACCGGTTCATGTACGTCAGCCCCTCGGGCGACGTGACGGGCTACGGCCCGATCAACCGGGGAGGCAACACCCCGAAGGGCCGAGTGCGGTCGTTCAAGCCGAACGCCGTTGAGGTCGTTCACAACAAGGCCAAGGGTCGCAAGTCTGCGGCCTGAGGTCGTTGCATCTGCAACAACATCATAACTCGTTATTGGCGCATCAATGATGGTATGCTGGTGGCGTGACGAAAGGGAGGAACATGACAGAGGCGGAGTTCATCAAGGCGCTGGCGCTCTCCTACATGGAAGAGCACGGCCTGATCGAAGAGGGCTGGAAGTTCAAGTGGGACACAGCCAAGAAGCGAGGCGGTGTCTGCTACCACAGCCGCAAGACCATCGGCCTGTCGAAGTTCGTCGCCAAGTACCGCACCTACGAAGAGACTGAGGACACGATCCTCCATGAGATCGCTCACGCTCTCGTCGGTCCCGGCCACGGCCACGGTCCGGTCTGGAAGGCCAAGGCCCGTGAGATCGGTGCCAAGCCCGAGCGTTGCTTTGAGTCCGAAGACCTGCCCGACGGCAAGTACGAGGCGGTCTGCGAGAACTGCGGCCCGCTCGGCATCCTCCGCTGGAGGCGGAGCAAGAACAGGCTCCACCTCCGTTGCCGGGGGAACGTCGGCTGGCGGGAAGTTGCACTTGCAACAACCTGATAAGTCGTCATTGACACATCAATGATGCTACACTGGAAGCGTAAGGAAAGAGGCGAAAGGAGCCACATGACCACCACCACCAAGTACCACTTCGTCGTCGTCGGAGACGACCTGACCGCTGAGGCCGAGACTCTCACGCCGATGACCTACGGCGAGTTCGTTGAGGCCGTCGAGGTCGAGGTCACTCGCCACACCGGCTCCGCCGAACTTAGGCCCGAACTGAGGAACGCTCCCGTCCTCAAGGGCTTCGCTGGCCCGATGTACGGCGGCGAGAAGGACGGCCACACCATCATCCGCTACGAGACGTGGGCCGCCTACGAGCGGTTCTGCGCCTGACCAACCCAACCACCAAGAAAGGAACCAAATGACCACCATCTCAGTTGACACCCGCAAGCCCGTCGTGGCTTCGTCCATCAACCCCGAGTTCATCCGTCGGTGCCGAGAGGCCGCCGAGGCTCGGCGCAGGAAGGGAGGCAAGCGGTGAGCAAGAACAAAGAGACATACGGCATCCGCCGCATCAGCCGCTACGGCAGTGTCGCCTACGAGTTCGTCTGCTCATGGGAGTGCGCCAAGGCGTTCGCCAAGGAGTACCGAGTTGGCATCACTCGGTTTGAGACTGGCTACGACCTGACTCACACCGTCATCTGCCCGATGTGCGACGAGCGGATCGAAGCCATCGACGACGAGGGTGCCAAGTGGGTCCATCACGACGAAGCCTTCGGCTACCGAGAGGTGGCAGTCAAGCCAGTCAACCCCGCTCTGCTCGGCTCCTACCGTGAGGCGATCTACGACTGGAACTTCGATTAGCCACGATTCGTCGCATTGGCTCACCAATGTGATACAGTGACAGTACCAACCAAGAAAGGAACCAACCACATGGAAACTGCAACCCCCACCCACGACTTCCGCCCCGGCGACTTGCTCGTCTACCGGCTGGTCACCGACACCGTTGGCGAGTACGTCACGAAGGTGACCGAGAAGTCGATCTGGCTTGTCCCCGCCCATCGCACGGCGATCAGGAAGTCCGAGAGCAACGGCTCGCCCTTCCCCACCGTCTACACGGCCATCGAAGCGCCGGTCGACATCAAGGAGCATGAGGCCAAGCGCTACGGCATCCGCAAGGACGGCACCTTCCGCATCGCCGGTTGGGCGAACCCGCTCCGCAAGGCTCCCGTCACCGACTTCGGTGAAGAGGGCGAGCGGCCCTACGTCGAAACCGACTACTCGTTCTGAGAAAGGAGAACAACTGACATGGAGAAGTACATCGTCACCGCCCACTCCCCCGGCAGTGCTCTGCACAGCGACCCCGCCGACTGGATTGTCTGCGACACTCGCTTTGAGGCCGAGTTCCGAGCCGAGCGGTTCTTGGAGAAGGGCTGGACCGCCGTTCACATTCGCCCGTGCGGCGAGGCCGAGGAAGTGTCGTCATGAACTTCCTGCTCTTCTGCTTCTCGTTCGCAGGAGCCATGCTCTTGCTCGCATGGGAGACAATCGACCGACTCAAGGAAGACGACTGACATGAAGACCAGCATCGACCTCTTGATCCCGACCGCTCTGGAGCACGGCTCAGCCACGGCGGGATCGTGGCGGGCCGAGCGTGACCTGTCTGGCTACGTCAGCGTCTACCGAGGTGCCCTCATCAGGTTCCGCTACGAGTTCGACTCGGGCGAAGTCCACCTGATCGCTACCGGCTGGGGCACGGCAAACGAGAAGAGCGCCATCCGCAAGATGCTTGACGGCATCGAAGTCGACGGTCTGGCCCTCCCCTCGCTCTACGGCTAATCTCGGCAAGAGCGTAAGGACTGCCCAAACGAGTGCCAGTCTTATTCCTTTCTAGGGCTGGCGCAGTCCTCCCCTCCCCTTAGTGGTGTTCGGGGAGGGGCGCAACTCGTCCCCACAACGGAACGATCCCCCGTGCCGAAGCACCGGGGGATCGAACCGCCAACCAAGGAGGTGTGGAACAGAGGGGAGGAAACTCTGTTCCGAGGGGATTGTACCCCTTGGTCGGAACCCTAAGTCAAGCGTATCGCAGAATCGAACGCCTGTACCCTGCTCTCTTCTGTCATCTCTGCTGGGTCTTTGCAGTTCACTTGCCAGTACGAAGGCTCCAGCATCATGATCCCGCTCCCCCGCATCTTCTCCTTGAGTTCGATGGAGGCCGCCCTGCCCGCCGAGTCACGGTCGGTCATCACGACGTAGGCCAGCGGGTCCAGAGCCTTGAGCAACTTCTCCTGAGTCTTCGACACCCGAGCGCCGAGTAGGGCGACCGATGGGATGCCCACCTGCCAGAGAGCGAGCGTGTCGATGCTCCCCTCGGTGATGGCCACCGCCTTGGCCCGATAGAAGCGCCGACGAACTTGCCACGACCCGTAGAGGTACTCACTGATCTTGAACCCCGGTTGGTACAGATACTTCGGCCCGCCCTCGGGGACGTTGAGTCGACGGCGGATGATGCTCATGACATCGTTGCACCGAGGCGAGTGGACCGGAATGACGAGCGCATCTTCCCGAGCGTTGTAGCCGAGTAGGAACTCGTCGGTGACCTTGGGTTCCGTGATCCCTCGGTTCGCCCACATCTCTCGGTACTCGCCGGTCGACCGCCAGAAGTCCAGCCACAACTTCGACACCTTCTGCTCGGGTTGTTCTTCTGCCATGACGGTAGCGGCCTTCTCCTTCACACTGTCGATGCTGGAACCCACCGAGGTATCCAGCGTGGCCTCCAGATGGTCAGCGAGTTGATTGACCTTGCCCTTGACCCCACAGGCATAGCAGACGAACAGACCCTTGCGGACGTTGATGGCGAACGACGGGTTCGTGTCTTCGTGGTACGGGCAGAGGCACATCCACTCCACGCCCGAGCGGAGTCGAACGTCTAGGTGCTTCGATGCGAAAGCGGCATACGTCTCAGCCATCGCCCATCGCCTCCAACTTGTCCTCGGCCATGATGTCGTCAGCGGTGTCCCCACTGATCTCTCGGAAGAGTCCGTTGTTCGGTCGGAACTCGTTGAACCAGACCTGACCGTCGGAGCCGTGGCGGTACTTCGCCATCTTCATCTTCACGACATGCCGAGACACCTGCTTCATCGTGAGCACGCAGTCAGCGTCCTGACCGATGGCATCCGCTCCAGCGAGGTGCTCGGCACCGGGGAGATCGTTGCCAATGGCCATGCGGTTGATCTGAGCGGCGGCCACGATGGGCACCTCGTAGCGCATGGCGATGCCCTTGAGTTCGGCGGACAGTGCGGCGATGGCCTGCCAGTCTCCAGCCTGAGTGTTCATGAGCGTGAGGTAGTCGATGAACACGATGTCCGGTCGGTTGCGCTCAATCTGAGCGGCGATGGTGCTCGGTGACACTCGGCCTCGGCTGGTGTCGTTGACGATGAGTCGACCGGTCGTGCCCTCCTTGAGTTCCTGAAGAAACTTCTTGTACGAGAGCAAGTCGAAGTCCGTCCCGTTCATGAGCGCCGTCGACTTGAACGTCGACTTCGCATGGTCCGAGGACAAGAACGAGTGCGCCCTCATGGCGATCTGAGCACGGGTCTGCTCCAGCGCATCGTACTGAACCGTGAACCCCTGATAGACGGCATGAGCCGCCATGCGGATCAGAGTCCACGTCTTCCCTTGGCCAAGACGAGCGGCCACGATCCAGTAGTCGCCCTCTTGTGGTCCGTTGGTCACGGTATCGACCGTGGGGAATCCAGTGGGAATCCCCGAGATGCCTCGCTCGGCGGCTCTCTCATGTCGCCGGGAGACTTCGTTGTAGACCATCTCCCAATCGTCAAGCACGTCACTCTCGTTGGAGTTGCCGTAGCAGTCTGCTTGCAGATGCAACAACTTCGTCTGAAGTTCCTCCATCACGTCTTCGACCTTGAGATCATCCTTGATGGAGTCCAAGGACTTGTCGACTGCCGCAACTACCGACCGACGTAGGTACTCATCTCGGAGTTCCCCAAGGCAGTACTCCACGTCGTCCGACTGGACGATCTGGAAGTCCTCAAACTTCGACCGGAAGAGAGCCTTGCTCGGACACCTCCGATGCCGGTCGATGTACCTACCGATCCAGTCCCACTCATCGCTATGCGATGCGAACCAGTGAGGCTGGACACCAGCCAGAACCGGTGTCTTGTGATCTCCCTGCCTAATCACTGCCGAGATGAACAGTGTCTCAGTCTTCGATGACATCCTTCTTCTTCCTCCGCTTCTTCCCCTTGGTCGGTATCTCTCTGATTCTGTCTTCTCCTACCGTGATCCACCCCGGTGGAGAATGGAAGAATGTGAACCAAAGAGAGGAATCTTCTCCTCGTTCGATTCTCTTCAATGTCTCGGTCTTCCAGAGTTGAGAAGAGTAGTGAAGCACCTGATACTCACTTCCAACTTCACAGATCAATCCAGAGGAAGTCTCAACTTTCTCTAATCTCTCTGGCAGTGGAACTGTCGGAGTAGGGATCGCTTGCGATCTCTTCTTACTGCGTCGTGGGCCGCTTGCGGCCCTACCGGCTCTTGCCACTTCGACCTCCCGTCAGTGTGGAGGCGTGACCGTAGCACCGTCACAACCTGATCGGGCGAAGAATCATTGGTGCCCGTCGCTTCGATTCATTGATGTGCGGCCTGAGCAGGGGAAACGCCAATGTTACAGTTTCGTGACGAACACATTGATGCAGGTCAGAGCGGTGTTTCTCGGCCAGTTCTGACACCAATGGCGAGGAATGAGCGTCAATGGTGCTATCGTGGAGGGTGAAGGAGGAAGCATGAACACCACACTCACCATCATCGCCCCGTGGCTCCCCGTCCGCTGGGGCGAGTTCCTGCCCACCATCGTCGCCGCCACGGCGGCCTACCTCGGCGTGGGGATCGCAGGAGTGAGT